TAACAATGAAAACAACTCAATTAGAAACCAAACTTAACTTTTTATCTGACGTATTAGAAGACTTTTGTATTAAGAATGGAATTGAATTTATGTCTGCTGATGATATATTATATTCAGACATTCCATTAACAACTTATCAGAAAGATTGGTTAAGATTGTATATTAATACATGGGATATTATCGAACAAAACTATTAACCAAGAGGACACAATCATGGCACTAATTAACAGAAACCCAGATGCAACTAATAGTGAATTAGATGCAAAACAGATAGTAACAAATAAGGAGTTAAATCCTGATCAAAGAAATGAACTAATTGAACAGTATGTAGAGTTAGTTGTTGATAATATGGATACTAAATCGTTGGTACAATTTGTTACTGAAGAGTTGGCAAATTACTATGACCAGTTATCAAATAGTGAGTTAAAAGAACAGATCATTAATACACATGAAGAGGACACATATAACGAATTAATTGATAACGTAAGCAGTGATTATTGTGAGGGTGAGTTTATACCAAATTTACATGATTAAGAAGGTATTATTAACAATTAGAGAAGGTAATATGTAAGGGGTGAGTAATAACCAAATCAGCAGAGTTTTCCACAGAAAGTATCATAAACTGTGGAAAACTATTGTATTATGATGTTAAATAGCGTTTTAAATGGTCTTATAAATATACATCTTCGTTGTAAAGGTTTTCCACAATGTTGTTAATAACTGGATGTAATATGTGGAATAAGTGTGTATAAAGGGCGTTATATTGTGGAATAATTGTTGATAAGTAGTGGTGATAATAGGATGATTAAATGTGTAGAATTCTAGTGATTTTAGCGAGCGTAGTATAACACGAACTTGCGAAATATGTCAAGGGTTTTTTTACATTTTTCTGACAGGTTTTCCACACAAAGTTATAACAATTCTGACACACAGTAGTTGACAACAATCCCGTGTAATATTATAATAGAGTATCAACAATCATCCCCTAATCTCATGACAGTTACTAACAACAACTGGACGAAGAGTAAGTATAGAATAACACTGGAAATTGATGCGTTCGATGACTTTAACCCCAGACAGATTGCGTGGGATAAAGTGTTACAAATGGGAGACAATGAGCAGGTACAAAGTTACATCGAAGACTTATCGAATCCCGTGAGTTGGTAATACTATAGGGGGACGAATAAAGTGTCCTATTAATGTAAGCGAGGACGTGCAAATTGCGTGTTCTTCGTTGTTACTTTATGTTGTTTAATTTCACACACAAAATGTCAAACAGTACAGAACAGTTTGTATCACCTAACTTCGCAGAGTTTCTGTTAGATAGTGTTAACAATGGTGATGAAATCCTTGCGGTTCTAGATGATCTTTATGAGGTGCAATCTACCCCGTTATAATGTTAATAACTGTTAGGGGCAGTTGTTGACACATTGCCCCTATACATGTTATAATTAATATTATACTTAAGGCACGAACAGTTAGTAACAACAATACACTGTAATATGGCAGTGGTTTATAATAGCGTGGCGACAGTGTTTGCGGGCGTTCGTTGTTATTTTATGGCGGGCGTTGCGTATATTAAAAAAAGGAACCTTTGTGACCTCCAGAGGTGGCAAATCGAGCGATAGATATCGTTTTATGAAAAAAATTCCCCAGGAAAAAATCTACCCCACAAGGTTCGATGGTTATTACGTCGGCAAGGATGGTAGTGTGTGGACGCATTGGACCCACGGAGGATATACAGGACCTATTCGAAGGATGACACAAAACCCCAGAGGTGGAGTGGATCCAGAGGATAGGTATTTGGCTGTCAATATATCACTACGGGACGCACAGGGAAAATCACTTAAGCAGATCAAGTATTATTCTCACAGGTTAGTTGCAGAGACACTTGTAGAGAATGTAGAGGGACTCCCAGAAATCAATCATAAGGATGAGAACAAGAAGAATAATAACGTGAGTAATTTAGAGTGGTCTGACAGAAAAACAAATATGGATCATTCAAGAAATGAGAATGGTATATTAACAGGATCTCACAAATCACATGATATAGTATTTGAAGAGTACGAACCAGTGATTGATCACATTCCAGAGAACTGGGTGGCATACTATAAACCAGAGAAGGTGATAGCAAAGCGACCTCCGAAGTTTAAGGTAGTTGATCTGTATACTGATGAAGAGCACTATGTAAGGTCTATGACAACATGGGTGAATGTGAATTGGGAATATATCTCAAAGAGGTGTAGAACAAAAAGTTCAAAGAATTTCTATACAGGTTTGATGGTGGCAAAATCCAAGAACAAACCGTTGAATGGTTTTCTAGTAACGAATATATAAAAATAAACATGGCAAGTACTTATCACATATACTTAAAAGATAGATGTCTCTTTAAGAATCTTGATGAGGGGGAGTTTGAAGTTATATGGGGAAGGTTATACAGATCTTATTGGGACGATATTACATATTCAGAGGTTACGGATATCCCTACAGAGAAATACATCGAAGATTCATATTGACAGATACATAGAATTACTTTATAATAAGAGGGTAATTACAAAACGCTATGGCAAAAGGATTTACTGTTAAAGCAAACCCTCCTTCAAAGAAAGCAAAGAAAGAAGAATGGGACATTGCTGCGATTAAAGAGAGAATGAAAGGCAAGTCAATTGTCTTCTGTTTACCAGGTAGAGGTTGTTCATATATTTTCTTAAAGAACTTTGTACAGTTGTGCTTTGATATTGTACAGAATGGAATGAGTATTCAGATCTCTCAAGATTACTCATCTATGGTTAACTTTGCAAGATGTAAGTGTCTTGGTGCAAATGTACTACGAGGACCAAACCAGAATCCTTGGGATGGTAAACTTGAGTATGATTATCAACTATGGATTGACTCGGATATTGTCTTCGATACTAACAAGTTCTGGCAATTATGCGATCTTGCAAATCCAGCAGAGGGTGAGGAGAGAGAAATCACCGCAGGTTGGTATGCTACTGAAGACGGCACGACTACATCTGTCGCACACTGGTTAGAGGAAGATGATTTCCGTAAGAACGGTGGAGTTATGAACCACGAGACCGTTGAGTCAATCAGTAAGCGTCGTAAGCCATTCACCGTGGACTACACAGGTTTCGGATGGGTGTTAATTAAGAAGGGTGTCTTTGAAGAACTTCCATATCCTTGGTTTGCTCCGAAGATGCAAGAGTTTGAATCGGGTGCTGTGCAAGATATGTGCGGAGAAGACGTTAGTTTCTGTTTAGATGCGATTGAGAAGGGATATGACATCTGGTGCGATCCTCGGATTAGAGTGGGTCACGAAAAAACTCGTGTTCTTTGAGTTATGGAGAAGCAACTCCATGAATGGGTAGAGAAACATCTACCCTCAAAGACAAATGAGGACTTATGGGACCTCCAAGCAGCGATTCTCACCGAATTGTCTCGTAGGGATGATGTTCAATATCGGGTTCGTGCCTCGAAAGAGTCATTAGATGAGAAATTTAGAGAACTTGGGGTGATTTGACCCCGACCCATCTCGTAAAAAACAAAAAAACCAATATTAAGTGTCTAAATAGCATTAAAACGTGCCTTTAGACACTTTTTTTATCAAAAAAACCAAAAGGAGGTCGAAATGTCGCCAAAAATGTTAAGAGAAATTGCCGAAGATGACCTAACACCCAAGAAAAGCGATAAAATGGAGAATTCCAACGACTTTTACCAACGCTTAAAGGATCCAGATGATGGTTTTGACTATGATATTGAAAGTTATGAGGTAATTTCAGAATATCGTTAGATTACGATGATAAATAAGTTATAATTGCTGTATTTTAGTGCCATTAGAAAGGGTTAGTCAAGGTTTTAAGGACATAAGTATGACGTTTCAGGCAAATCCCCTGAATCAGGACCTTATTGTGCTTAAAAACGAGAATGCTATTGCCCGATCAGTTAGGAATATCGTATTTACAGTTCCTGGTGAGAAGTTTTTCCAAGAAAACTTCGGATCTAGGATATCAGAGTCTCTTTTTGAAAATATAGATGAGGTATCTGCTCTTGAGATTAAGGATGAAATAACTGAATCTATTAACAGGTTTGAACCAAGAGTAAAATTGATTAGCGTTGATGCAATTCCCGATTATGCGGGTAATGCATTTAACGTTCTTATTGTTTATGAGATAATTGGAATAGACACTCCAGCACAACAATTAGAATTCGTTTTACAATCAACCAGGTAAAATGCCGTTAGTTAACTTTTCTAACCTGGACTTTGATCAGGTTAAGACAACTCTTAAGGATTATTTAAAATCCAACTCGAATTTCACGGACTATGACTTCGAGGGATCGAACTTATCAACAATTATTGATGTTTTAGCATATAATACTTACATCACTTCGTATAATGCCAACATGGTGGCAAATGAAGTGTTCATTGATAGTGCAACATTAAGAGAAAATGTAGTTGCATTAGCAAGAAACATAGGATATACACCAAAATCAAGAAAAGCAGCAAGAGCAACTGTTAGTTTTTTCGTAGATACAGCAGATGTTACACCAAAACCTGTTACACTAACTCTTAAGAAGGGTCCTATAGCAGCATCAAAGGGTAATTTTGGTGGTCAATCATTTATTTTTTCAATTTTAGAGGATATTACAGTACCTGTTGTTGATGATATTGCATCATTTAACGATATTAGCATATATGAAGGTACTCTTTTACAGTCAAATTACACATATTCTGCAAGAAATCCTAATCAGAAGTTTATTTTACCAAATACTGGGGTAGATACGGAGTTAATTTCTGTTGGAGTTAGGTCAAATGAGTTTAACACTGCTTCATCCAAGTATAGTATGCACGATAATCTCTTTGATATTGATTCAACATCAAGAGTTTACTATATTCAGGAGATAAATGATGAAAGATATGAGATATTTTTCGGTGATGGTATATTCGGAGTAGCTCTTGAAGATCAAAATTACATTACTGTTGAATATATTGCAACAAATGGAGAAGATGGGAATAGAATTTCCAACTTTACCTTTGCTGGTAAATTAAGTCATACTCATAATGCAGTTGAATATCCAATAACTTCAGGAATTTCCTTATTATCTACTGGATTACAGTCTGCTGGTGGTGAAGTTATTGAAAGTGTAGAGTCTGTAAGGAAGTTTGCACCTAAAATATATGCTACTCAAAACAGAGCAGTAACAGCAAATGACTATGAATCACTAATTCCAACTAAAATTTACCCAGAAACAGAATCAATCTCTGTATTTGGTGGTGAAGAGTTAGTTCCTCCTCAATACGGAAAGGTTTTTATTAGTATAAAACCAAGATTTGGTGACTTTTTACCAAATTTAGTCAAACAGAATATAAAATCCAAACTTAAAAAGTTTAGTGTAGCAGGTATTGTACCAGAAATATTAGATTTGAAGTACTTATACCTAGAAATTGATTCTAAAATTTATTTTAATAGTAATCTAGCACCTAGTGGAACCTTCGTTGAGGGTAATGTACAAGCAAATACAACCAAATATGCAGATTCTTCTGAATTGAATAAGTATGGTGCAAGGTTTAAGTATAGTAAATTCTTGAAAATCATTGACGAAAGCAATGAAGCAATTACGTCGAACATCACAACTCTTCAAATTAGAAGAGATTTAAGAGTTGCATTGAATGCATTTGCAGAATATGCTATTGGTTTTGGTAATGAATTTTATATTAAGAGTATGAATGGGTATAATATTAAATCTTCTGCCTTTAGAGTTCAAGGAATCTCAACTGATGTGTATATTTCAGATATACCCAACAATGATAGGGAAAATGGTGAATTATTCTTGTTTAGTGTTCCTTCTATAAACTCTACAAGTCCAACGATTATTAAGCGTAATGTTGGTAGCATAAATTATAAAAAGGGTGTTTTAACATTGAATCCCATTAACATACTTTCAGGTAAGGTTAAGGATGGTCAAACAATCATTGAGATTTCTGCATGTCCTAAATCTAATGATGTTATTGGGTTACAGGATTTGTATTTACAATTAGATATTGGTCAAAGTGTATTTACAACAATAGTAGATGAAATCTCTTCTGGACTTGATCCTTCAGCATCGAATTATGTTGTCACCTCAAGTTACCATAATGGTGTTTTGGTACGTAGTGGTGGACGTGACAGTAGACCCACTCAAACGGCATCTACAGCGTCTGTAACAGCACCTACAGCATCTACAGGTACTATCGCTAGTGGAAACACTAATTACGGTACTTCTACTACTACATCATCAACATCTACATCATCTCCTTCTTCAGGGTACTAATCTAATATAAACAATGGCAGAGAATAGAATTCAATTTAATAACATTGTTCAGAATCAATTACCTCAATATGTAAGGGAGGAATATCCTTTAATTGAGGAATTTTTGAAGCAGTATTATATTGCCCAAGAGTTTGATGGTGCTCCTATTGATTTAATTCAAAATATTGACAAATATATTTCACTTGACAAGACAACAAATTTAGTTGAATCTGTTGAATTGCGTACAGAACTTCAGGAATATGATAAAACCATTGAAGTTGTCTATAATACAGGAACTGAAGGATTTCCTGATTCTTATGGTCTTTTAAAAATTGGTAATGAGATAATAACATATACGGGCAAAACTGATTATACATTTACTGGATGTATTAGGGGATTTTCTGGAATTAGTGATTATATTTCAGATGATAATCCAGAATCATTAGTATTTGAATCAACAACTGCTGCACGACATTCAAATGGTGTAGAAATTCATAATTTAAGCAATCTTTTTCTAAAAGAATTTTTAAAGAAAACAAAACGTCAATTTTTACCACTTTTAGACGAAAGAAAGTTTGATGATCAATTAGATCAAAGCACTTTTATAAAACAATCAAAAGATTTCTTTAGTAGTAGAGGAACAGATAGATCTTTTGAGATATTATTTAAATCTCTTTATAATAAAGAGGTAGAAGTAGTAAAACCAAGAGAATTACTTTTTACACCTTCAAATTCAGATTATAGAGTTACTAATGATTTAATAGTTGAAGCTATTGAAGGAGATCCAACAAATCTTGAACTAGCAACCTTAATTCAGCAACCATATGCTTTTGGATCTGGAATTGAAAAGGCATATGCACCTATAACTGCAGTTGAGACAATTGTTGCTAATGATGGTGCGACTTTTTACCAATTAAGCATCGATGCAGGATATAGTAGAGATATTTCTGTTGATGGTGCAACTTATGGTAAGTTTTCAGCAGTTCCAAGAACTAAAAATATAGGACAAATATCTGCAGGATCAACTTTCTTCGATGTTGATTCAACTGTTGGATTTGGAACCACTGGAGAGTTGTCAGTTACTTATAATGATGAAAGTATTGGAATAGTATCATATAGTTCCAAATCACTAACTCAATTTTTTGGAGTTACTAATGTAACTGGAAATATTCTAGATGCAACAAGTATTGGAATTGATACCTGTGCATATGGTCAATCTACCCTTGATCCAACAAAGAGAATAAAGGTAAGAGTAAATTCAGTTATTAACAGATTAGAATATCCTGAAAATGCTCATTATTACAATGCAGGAGATACTGGTAAAATATCTGCATTAGGTAGAAAGTCTCGTAATTTTAAAACAAATAATTGGTTTTATAACAACTATGCCAAGTATAATGTAAAAAGTGTATCTCTACTTGATGCGTCTGACCAAACATGGGATATTCTTTTAAATGTTGATCATTCATTTAAAGTAAGCGATTCAATTACAATCACTGGTCAAGATGGTGCAGATAAGGTAGGTGAGGTTACTGATATTACTTCATCAAAATCAGTAACGATTAAAGGTCAAGGTGGATTAAACACTGTAGAAAGTTATACTATTTTCAGAAATATATTAAAAGCAGCAACAGTAAATTTTGTAAAGGCAAGAGAATTTGCATGTAATATACAAAATGTATATGAGACAGATGAGAATGTATTAGTAGCATCTTCATCACTACCATCATATACAGTTAATACTAATGATAGAACTGTTACATTTAGTGGAACTTTTGTTGGAACGGAGTTTATAATTACAACAGGATTAGATCATGGATTATATACTGGAGATCCTGTATATTATGCACCAAATACTGTAATATCAACCATATATGATGGTTTTGGAAACCCTACTGATACTTTAGTAAATGGTGATGAATTGTTTGGTGAGGGTTTATATTTTGCATATAGAGTAAACAGTTCAACAATAAAACTTGCAAAGAGTAGAACTGATATTTACAATGACAAATTCGTCGAAGTTGAGAGTTCAACCACAGTTACTGATAATACTTTACAACCATATGATTTTAGAAATAAGACTCTAGAGTCTCAAAAACTTTTAAGAAAGATTTCTGAACCTATTCATGATAGATCAGTAAAACCAGAAACAAAACCAGGTTACAATGGAATTCTGTCTAATGGAGTAGAGATACTAAATTACAAATCAGCTGATCGAGTTCATTATGGTCAAATTGATAAAATTGATGTTCTTGATCCTGGTCTTGATTATGACGTTGTAAATCCACCTTCATTATTAATTAAAGATCAAACTGGAACTGGTGCTACTGGTAATGTTGCGGTTAGAGGTACTTTAACTCAATTAAGAATTTTAGATACTGGATTTGGATATTTGGATGTACCAAAGGTAACAATATCTGGTGGTAATGGAACTCCTTCTTCAGTTTTAGTAAATATGAAGAATATTGACCATTCGGTAGATTTCTTTGCTGATGGTTCTTCTGCTCAAGTTGGTTTAGGCACTACAGGAACTATTGGACAGACCATTGGATTTAGTACTTTCCATAAATTTAGAAATGGTGAAAGAGTAATATACGATTCAGTCAACCAACAAGGCGTTGGTGGAATGTCAACAAACGCAGAATACTATGTTTCTACATTTGTTGAGGAAGGTAATACAAAACAGAGTTTCACGAAAGTAAAATTATACCCAACATCAAGAGATGCATTGGCAGGTATCAATACTGTTGAATTAACTTCATTTGGTGTAGGTAAGCAATCTTTAAGATCTTTTGATCATAAATCTGTAGTTGCTGGTGTCAATGTTGTATCAGGTGGAGTTTATGAAAATAAACAAAGAAAGGTTGCTGCTGCTACTGGAATAAGCACTTCTAAAAATGAAATTATAATTAAAGACCATGATTATAAAGATGGTGAAATAATTAAGTATACTGCTGGAGATAATGGAATTATAGGTCTTACTGATGGATCAGAGTATTATGTTTTAAAGATTGATGATGATAAGTTTAAATTAGCAAATGTTGGTGTTGGCACTACTAATGGTGTTGATTATTTTTATCAGTCTGGACAATATGTTGGTTTATCATCCATAGGATCAGGAACGCATACATTCAATTATCCTGATATAACAGTTACTGTATCTGGTAATGTTGGAGTTGCCTCTACTGGATTGGAAACTTTTCAAGCAAATGTTCAACCAATCATCAGAGGACAGATTACATCTGTCAATTTAGATAATCAAGGTAGTGGATATGGATCTGGTGAAATTATTAATCATAATAGAAAACCAGAAGTTACTCTTATATCTGGATCACAAGCAGAAATTCTTCCTATTGTGGTTGATGGGAAAATAACAGAAGTTGTTGTTCTCAATAAAGGTAAGAAATATAGTTCTCCTCCTGACATAAGAATCACTGGTGATGGACAAGGAGCTGCAGTAACTCCAATATTATCTGATGGTTTATTAAATTCAGTAAAAGTAATTGAATCTGGTTCTGGGTATACTCAACAAAATACTTCTGGAATAGTAGTGTTCACTGGAAGAGGTGCTGAATTTGATCCACAACTTCAAACATGGACAGTTAACCTTGTTAAGAAACTGGAAGCTTTTGTAGAAGAAGATGATGGATTTATAGAAAGAGGAACTAATAGAGGGTTTGGATTACAATATGCACACTTATACATTCCAAGAAAATTCAGACAAAATGTATATTCTGTTGATCAAGATGGAAATACTGTATGGGGACAAAAAGATTTAACTAGACAACAAGGTCAAGAGCAAATAGCAGAAAAACACTCCCCTATTATTGGTTGGGCATATGATGGACATCCAATTTATGGACCTTATGGGTATATCACAAAAGAAGGTGGTTTAGTAAGTAAGTTAAAAAGTGGTTATGTAGAAGAAGCAGTTAAAAAAACTAATAGACCATCTGTTGCTGTATTCCCACCAGAATTTTTTGTAGAAGACTTTACTTATAAACCAAAAAATGAAGAAACAATATTAGATCAAAATAACGGAAGATTTTGCGTAACTCCAGAATATCCAAATGGAACTTATGCATATTTTGCAACCATTGATTCAATAGTAGCACAAACTGCTCCATTTAGTGGATACTTTGAACCAGTATTCCCATACTTTATTGGAAATACATTTTATGGTAGACCTGATGAATTTAACTTTAGTAAAGAGTCCAATCAAGATGAATTTGATTTAAATCAAACTGAATATTTTAGAAATACTAAACCCTATAACCTAATTGAAGGTAAAATAAAATATAAGTATCTAACATTACCAAACAATTTAGAACAGACAGTAGATGTTAAAGGAGTTACTGCAGGTAAAATTGAAGAGGTTGGTATAATTACTGCTGGTACTGGATATAGAGTAAATGACGAATTAGTATTTGATAATGACGGGACTGGTGGTTTTGGTGTTGCAGCAAGAGTATCAAAAGTAAAAGGAGTATCTGTTGACTCTATAAGTGTTGCTACTAGTTCTATTACTAATGTTGAGATATATCCAACAGGAAAAAATAAGTATACTCTCTACACAACTAATCCTCACAATTATAATAATCTTGATATAGTATCAATTACTGGATTATCAACATCAACTACTGGTCTTGAAGGTGCTTATGTTGCTGGTGTTACAACCACTACATATGTATTTGCTGGAGTAGGAACCACTGGTGGTGGTGGTATAGGAACCGCAGGAGCAAGTGGAATAGTAACTCATTTTAATATTGCTGGTAGAGATCTTGGTTTTGATCAGATTAGAGAGAATGATATTGTTGGTATTGGAACTGAAGAAGTAAGAGTAATAGAGGTTCTTAAGAATGCTTCTGCACTTAGAGTTATAAGAGGAACAAATGGTATAAGTGCTGCTCATACTGCAGGTGCAGTTATGACAGTTAATCAAAGACAAATAAAGATAGATTCTGGATTTAAGACGGATTATCAGTCCAAAGTAAATACGCAATATTACTTCAACCCAGAACAAGCTGTTGGACTTGGATCTACTGCTGGTGTTGGTATTGGAACTACTATATTCTTTACTGGAATCACATCAACCAATCTTGGAATATCTTCAATTTACATTCCAACTCAAGCAGTTTATCTTCCAAATCATAATTTAGCAACAGGAGATAAAGTAACATATTCTCCAGGCACTGGTGGTCAGGGAATTCATTATTCTGAATCGGGACATACGACAATAGGATCAACTTCAGGAGTTACGAAAGCAACTGATGGGCAAGAATTCTTTGTTGCAAGATTTAGTGATACTTTAGTTGGTTTAGCAACTGTACGAGTTGGATTAGGTACAACTGGAATTTACATTGGTCTTGAAACTGGATCAATTGGTGGTAGAAACCAAACTCCAGTATTCTTCAGAACTATTGGTGCTGGTAACAGTCATAGTATTAAAACTAACTATGTTCCAATAACAGGTGAGATTGTTAGAAATCTTGTAACTGTTGATACTGGAATATCTACTCATGGATTACATGTTGGGCATCACGTAGATGTTTCTGTAAATGCTGGAGCATCTACATCGTTTGTTTTCAATTATGATGACTATCATAGAAAACTTATAGTAAATCCAAGAGAATTTACTGGTGGTGATGTAACTACAACCACAGATTCAATCACAGTTAAGGATCATCATCTTGAAACTGGTCAAAAAATTATTCATACTTCTGGTGGACCTGCTGCAGGACTAGTTGATAATAAGGTTTACTATGCAGTTAAGGTTGATAAAGATACCATTAAGTTATCAGATACTTATTATAATTCTACTCAAGGAATTCCAGAAACTGTTGGAATAGGAACTACAGGGATTGGTGGTACCATTAAACCAATTAACCCTCCCCTAGAGGTCTACAGAGACGCTACAGTAACGTTTACACTTGCTGATGGATCATTAGGTTATGAAGTACAAGGAACTTCATATCCAGCATTCCAATTGAATTTTTATAAAGATAGTGAATTCTGCTATCAATATGATAAAAATGCTCTTGAGAAGAATTTTAATGTTCAAAGAACTGGAACTATTGGTGTTGATGGAACAGCAAAAGTTACTTTGACAGTTAATGAAGATAGTCCAAAACTTTTATATTATAAGTTAGATCCTGTTGAGGTAAGTAACTTACCAACTATAAAATCGGAAATAAACATTGATGATGAAGTCGATTATAACAATCAATTTGCAACTAAAACAAGTTTATATAATGGAACATATAGAGTTTCTTCTGGAACAGGAAATACTCAATTCTCATACAGTGTAAACAGAATTCCAGAGAAAACTTCTTATCTATCTACAGATAATGCATTCATAACATATGAAACTGATTGCACTCATACTACTGGACCGATTGCACAGATTGAAATAAAGGATGGTGGTAAAAATTACTACAACCTTCCAGGAATTACGACTGTTACTACTGGTGTTGGTAAAAATGCAATTTTAGAACCATCTAGTACATCTATTGGTAAGATTAAAACAAATAAAATTAATAAAATTGGTTTTGATCTCTCTATAGACAAAACAGTTAGACCATCAGTTTCTCTACCAAATCTAATAGATATTGAATCATTTGCTTCTTTTGATTCTATTGGAATTTCTTCTCAAGGTAGAGGTTATTCAGCTGCTCCACATATTGTAGTATTGGATGGAAAAGATAAGACTGTAATTAATGATGTAGATCTCAAATACTCATTAGGTGATACTTCAGTAAAAATATTGAAGAATACCTATGGAATGAATAATATATCTCCAAGACTAGTCCCTACTGCAAATACAAATGGTGTGGGAATTAGTACTGTTGGATTTAACACAACTACTAAATTTGCAACTGTAACATTAGATGTTGGATTTAGTACAGCAAACACATTCCCATTCGTTGTTGGTGATAAAGTATTAATTGAAGGTGTAAGTGTTGGTGTTGGATCAACAGGTAAAGGATTTAATTCATCTGCATATAATTACAAACTATTCACCATAACATCAACAGATCCAAATATTGGTGGAGTTGGTGCTACTGTATCATACAGTCTTGATGGTGATTATAAAGAAGGTGAGGTTATAGGACTTTATGATGATCAAAACTCTGGTGGTAGAATAATTGCAGAAAAAGCATTCCCAATTTATACACCAAAACTTAAGTTTAATGACTATGCAATTGGTGAAACAGTAGAATCAGATACTAGTTCAGGTTCTGTTGAATATTGGGATAGGCAAAATGGAGTTTTAAAAGTTTCTACAACCGATAATTTTGTTGTTAATGAAAGAATAAAAGGATTATCATCAAATACTGAAGGTATTGCTTCTTCTATAACAACATACAATTCTTCTTTTGAGTTAAGTCCAATAACAAGAGTTGTTAAAGGATCTACAACTGTATCAGGTTTCTTGAATGAAGGAATTCAAAGAGTACAAGATAGTCTTTATTATCAGAACTTCTCATATGCTTTAAGGTCTGAAGTTGATTATGATAAATGGGATGATGCAGTAGGTTCTACTAACCATACTGCTGGATTTAAGAAATTTGGTGATTATCAATTAGTTACTCCTGCTTCTGATGATTCTGGTCCAAGTGGAATGGTAGTTGGTGTATCATCTAATGCTATTGAAATTACTAACGAATTAGTTGGACTTGGAGATTTAAATTGTGTTCATGATTTTGATAATGTAAAAGAAAATGTCTTAAATCTTGGTGGTGGAATTTCTTCTGATGAAATAATATTCTCTAGTAGAATATTGACTGATTATTTTGAATCTGCAGGAAATAGGGTTCTGTTAATAGATGATATGAGTGGAATATTTAATAGTAATCCACGACCTAATGCATTTAGTACAATTGATACATTCCCATTTTTAGAACATAGATCATTAAAATACTTTTTGTTCTATAGAGATAGGAGATTTACTGCAGAAAGAGAGTTGATGGTTGTCACTCTTACTCATGATGGTCAATATTCATACATGAATCAATATGGTGGAATTGATACTAAAGAACCTATTGGAAGATTTGATTTTGCAATTGCTGGTTTAGATGGTCAATTACAATTCTATCCTTTCAATTATACCATTAATGATTTTGATATTGGTTTTATTGCTTATACATTAGATGATAATATTTTAGGTATAGGTACAACGAATTTGGGTGGTGTTGTTGATATTGATACAAGTAGTTGTTCTACCTATGATTCTAGTGGTGGAACAGGTATTACAACAACTTTAGTATCTGTTGCACACACATACAGATCAATGAAACTTTTAGTATCATTGACAGATGCAAATAATGAACATCAGTTTAATGAACTTAATCTTGTTCATGACAATAGTGATGTGTATGGTGTTGATTATGGTGAACTAACCACTACAATGCCAATCACTGCTACTCCAGGATTTGGAACATATTATGCTCATATTGATGGTACAAATATGGTTGTTAAGTTCATACCAAGAAATAATGGTATTGGAGTAACAATCAATACAATTCAAGTAGGGATACACAGCAACCATGCACAAGGTATTGGAACAGCAACTCTAAAACATGCTCTTATAGAAGCAAGAACCACAAATATTGCATCTTCTGGTAGTCCAGGTATTACAACGGTTGGTGTATATGATGCTAATTATGATGCTGCATATTTCATTCTTCAGGTTACAGACTCGACAAATAAGAGATACGTAATGTCTGAACTCTTAATGTGTGATGATGATAATGATAAGGATGGATCAGGTCAAACTTATATGGTTGAATATGGTAATGTTGAGTCACATACTGGTTTAGGTACATTTGGAACCAAGATGCTTGGGGATACTAAAACATTATACTTCAAACCAAGAGCAGGAATTGCTGTTAGTGTAACTGCATATATGAATGCAATGGCATTTGTTGATGATACTAATGATAATATTGACTTTACTAATGGTATGATTAGAACTGGTTTTTCTCAATATGAGGGAACCGAAAATGCTATTAAGAGAGAATTTGGTTTAACACATGAATTAAATCCAATATTCGAGAAATACTTTACTGGTAATGATACTACTGTTGTTAATCTTTCTGCAGATACAATCAATCTTCCAAACCATTTCTTCGTAACTGGTGAGGCAGTTAAGTATCATCACGTTGGTGGTATTACATCTGCTATTGGTATTGCACAAAGTTCTTTTGCTGGTATAGGTAATACAACATTATTACCCGAAGATGTATTTGTTATTAAAATTAATGAAGATAAGATTAAACTTGCAAGTAGTGCTCAAAATGCATTAAGAAGAGTTCCTATTTCATTAGACCTTACAAGTGTTGGTATTGGTACAAGTCATAGATTTGCTGCTACTAATCAGAATGCTAAAGCAGTAATAACGATTGATAATGTAATTCAATCTCCTGTTGTTGCAACAGCAATAACTACAGTTCTTGCTGACCAAGTAACTTCAATCGATGATCATCTGAAACTTAGTGGAATTACCTCATACTACGGATCAGAATTCATTCAAATTAATGATGAAATAATGAAGATTGAAGGTATTGGTATTGGTGAAACTAATCAAATTAGAGTTCGTAGAGGGTGGTTGGGAACCAAGATTGGAGCTGCTGCTACTGGTGATCTAGTAACGAAAGTTGTTGGAAATTATAATATCATCAATAATAGTTTGACATTCGCTGAAGCACCATTTGGTAATGTTCCACTTGGTTCAACTACTAATGCACCTGATGAAAGAGATTGGAGTGGTATATCAACCAGTTCAAGTTTCCATGGAAGAACATTTATGCGTTCTGGTGTAGAAGATGAGACAAATGAAACTTACTATAGAAACTTTGTTTTTGATACTGTTTCAAATAAATTCAACGGTATTGAGAAATCATTTAGACTTTATGATAGTGGAGAAGATGTTACTGGAGTATCTACCGAAAATGCTGTACTTTTAGTTAATGATATATTCCAATCTCCTGGTGCAAGTAATGATTATGTAATAGAAGAATCTGGTGGTATTAGTTCAGTTAGATTTACGGGAGTTGCTGCATCTATTGGAAATGATGTTAACACTGCAGGTATTCCTCTTGGTGGTGTTATTCTTTCAGTTGGTTCTACAGAGGGAGGTGGATATCAACCACTCGTAGCTGCTGGAGCAAGTGCAATTATTGTATCTGCAGGAGTTACAGCAACAAAAGGAACTATTTCAACTATTGGTGTTGCAAACAGTGGATCTGGTTATAGAGCAGCAATAGAATCTGATATTCTAACTGAAATAGCATCTCCAGTGGGTGTTGGATCAACAGTAATTTACCTTAAGAATCAAAATAGTGTCTTTGGATTACTTGATGTATTGAATAATGGAGATAACTGTAGAATAGGGGTAGGAACATTTACAATTCCTGTTGATATTGTTTCTGTAGGTGGAACATTTGTACGTATTGGTTCAGCTGGCACCTCTCCTCATATTATACCTGTAGACACTTCAGTTAAAGTTGCAATAACAACTGCAACAGTTGGTTATGTTAATATTAGGGCAGAGATTAATGAACTTCAGGATGGTGAGTATATTGGTGTAGCAACTGCTGCATATAATCCAGTAACAGGTATTACTACAATAACAACTATTGCTGAACATGGTTTAAGTGAACTTGGGTATATTAAGATTAGAGATAAGAGTCTTGCATTTAGTTGTAATGCAGGTGTTGGTGTTCATACCTATTCTGGCGGAACTGTTGGTGCTGCATTTACTGACGATGGTAATAATGCATATACTGTTACAGACGCTGCTTATGTTGGATCAACAGGTCTCTTAACATTAACTATAGGATCACATAGTTTAACCACCAGTAATGACATCTTTATTGGTGAAAATAAAATATGCTTTACTTGTAGTGAAGATAATCATGCAACAGATCATTGTTACCCTCGTTCAACTGATCCAGCATATAATACTGGACTTGATATTCTATCAAAAACCTCTACAACCGTTACTGTTCGTGTTGGTATTGGATCAACTACAGATGCAAAACTCTATCCAAGAGAGTCTGATCCAATAAGTGATAGATGGTTACAAACAACTAATGTTAGTGCAAAATCATTTGAAGTACAAGTTCTTGATAAGGTACCTTCTACAAATCAATCAACTCATATATTCCAGTATGCACATCCTAATGCGATTATAATTGGAAAGAGTATTCCAGAATATCATGTTGGATTTGCAACTATCATGACTGGAACTGGTAATATATCTACTAACGTTAGTATAACAAATACTGAAGCAAGATTCTATTCCCAGAGAGCAATATCAGATGTTAAGTATCAAGCAGCATCTGGTTTAACAACTGTTACCACATCAAGACCTCACTCATTATTATATGGTGATGAAGTATTTGTATCTGGTATTGCGTTTACTTGTGATTATGCACCTGGAGTTAATGTTACTGGTGCAGCATATAGTGCAGCAAGTGGAATTATGACTGTTACCACTTCTGCTGGTCATGGTCTAACAACTATTGGAACTAAATCAAGCACTGTTCTTCTAACTGGTATCGCATTTACGTGTCAATTAGACAATGGAGCATCTGAACATGTTTATCCAAGAACAACAGATCCAACATATAATGGTAATAAAGTTCTTGAAGTTTTGAGTAGCACTCAATTTGTAGTTAATGTTGGTATCTCAACTGTTCCAACATTCTATAAATCAGGTGGACTTGCTCAACCAGCAATTATAGCACCTAGAAAAACTGATAGAGCATTTACTGGAGAACCAATTATTCGAATTGTAAGTCCAACATCATTTGAGATTAAGAGTGGTATATCAACTAGAGAACATAATTATGCAAGAGGTGGAACGGTTGATAAAGTAACTAATCTTATATTCGATGAACCACGTTCATACCAAGACATACCACTATTCTACTCTTCATCTTCAGTTTCTGGAGTTGGATCTAATTCATTCGTAGATATTGTTGTTGGTCAAGGAGCAAGTGTACTCGACTTCTCTATTGAGAGTAAAGGATATGGTTATGGTGTTAATGAAATTCTAACGGTTCCTACTGGTGGACTTACAGGTATACCAACAACTTCTGCTTATAATGATAATGAATTCCAACTTACAGTTCAAAAAGTATTTGCTGATGAATTTACTGGTTGGACTGTTGGAGAATTGCAACTATTAGATAGTCCCCAAAAGAATTTTGATGGATCAAAGAAAGCATTTAATATTACTCTTGCAGGTACTTTAATATCAATTCTTGCCAAGAGAGGATCAAGAATTAATATTCAAGATGTTCTTCTTATATTTGTTAATGACGTACTTCAAGTTCCAGGTGAAGGATATGAATTCCCTGGTGGTAGTTTAATTACCTTTACTGAAGCACCTAAACCTGATGATACATGTAAGATACTGTTCTATAAGGGAACTGGTGATACTGATGTTGTTTTCGTAGAAATTATTGAAACTGTTAAGAAGGGTGATAAACTTACAATTAGTCCTAATCCTGATAAGGGACATCCATATTATTGGGAAGAAGACGCTAGAGCAGTTCTTCGAGTTGATTCTACTGATAAAGTTACTACTCCAACTTACAATGGACCAGGAAATACTTCAGATGATACTTTAGAAAGACCAGTTAAATGGTGTAGACAGACTGAAGATAAGATTATTAATGAAATTGAAATTGGTAAGGATAGAGAATTGTATGAAGCAGTAATTAATCCAGTTGCTCACATTACCAAATCTGTTGGTATTGGTTCTTCATCAGTATACATGAGTAATGTACAACCATTCTTTAACCCTGCTAATGAAAATGACCAAACAGTTACTTTCCAGAATAAAATCAACTTTATTAATCAAGATACAAAACTTCCTGCATTTGCTAGTGCTAATGTATCTGGATTAGGAACTATAACCTCTATAACAATATCGGATGGTGGTGCAGGTTATTCGACTGCAACAGTAAGTGTTGCAAGCACTGTTGGTATTGGTACAACAACTCAAGCATTTGGTAATGTTGTAATAAGTAATGGAGAAGTTACTGGTGTTGGATTAACCAACCCTGGTTATGGATATACTTCATCAGATGCACCAATTGTTCTTATTAGTCCACCAACTCTTGATGATTTTGAGGAAAATGCAGTCAACCAATGGTATGGAGATCATGGTGTAATTGTTGGATTTGGAACCACTGCAATAACTGGTGTTACAACACAGTTAGTCTTTGATTTACATATTCCACTCAATTCATACTTAAGAGATTCAACTCATGCTGCTAGTGCCATAACCAAGAGTGGAATAAAAGCAAATGATTACTTTATGGTATTTGATAGTAATATTGGTTCTGCATCAACTACTATCAGAGCGATGGATAATCAAACTGGAACTGTGATTGGTATTGGAAACTCGCATATAGATAATATATACGTTGTTAAGAGTGCTACTGATATAGTAGGACCTGCTGGTTATGATGGTCTTGGATCAACAACTCTTCGAAGAGTAATTTGTGATATTCAAGATCGTTTCACAGGGTATTCTGGTATAACTACATTAAATGGTGGTAATCCTTATTTGGGTGCCTTCAGTTGGGGTCGTGTTGATGTTAAATCAAGAGCAGGACTAAATTCCTATACTGCATACACTTTGGGTGGTATAGGAACTAACGATGTTACTGGAATTCAAACTTCCATGAAAGTTCAAAGAACTGCATCGTTAAAATACAAAAATTATGATACCTAATAAATAATAAAAAAACTGTCAAAATGGCCGCCATTATAACAGATCAGATAAGAATATTAAATGCCAAAAACTTTGTTTCGGGTGTAACATCCAGTGCAAATGCATATTATTCATTCATTGGATTACCCAATCCAAATGATTATCAATCTGATTGGGATACTACCCCTCCTTCACCGAAGGATAACTTTACTGAAGAGAATGATTATTGGGATACTATGGTTGCACTGAAGAAAATTAATTCTTCAGATGTAAGACAAGTTATTCCGAAGAGAAATTGGTCTTCGGGAACAACTTATGATATGTACAGACATGATTATAGTAGATCAAAGACGGCAGCAGTTTCGGGTGCAACTAATCTTTATGCATCATTTTACTATGTAATGAATACTGAATATCAGGTTTATATTTGTTTGCAGAATGGAAGTAATCCAGATAATCCAGCAGGAAGACCATCATTAGATGAACCAACATTTACTGACTTGGAACCAAGATCAGCAGGATCAAGTAATGACGGTTATGTTTGGAAATATATGTATACAGTCACTCCAAGTGATGTTATAAAATTTGAAACCACTGATTTTATGTCAGTTCCTGCAGATTGGTCTACTGCTACTGGTACTGCTGCAGTTAGAGATAATGCAGTTGATGGATCAATTAAAATAGTTACAGTAACTGATCGTGGAGTTGGTCTTGGTACTGCAAACAGAACTTATACAAGAGTTCCTATTAAAGGTGATGGCAGCGATGCTGAATGTACTGTTGTTATAAACAATGATTCTAAAGTTGATACCGTTACTGTATCAAACCAAGGATCGGGATATACTTATGCTAATGTTGATTTGATAGCAGGTGGAGTTCCAACAGGAACCACTATACCAAAGATGGATGTCATTATACCACCACAAGGAGGTCATGGTGCAGATATCTACAGAGAACTTGGAGCATTTAATGTTCTTTTATATTCAAGAATTGAAAATGATAATGAGAACCCAGATTTTGTAACAGGAAACCAAATTGCTAGAGTTGGTGTTGTAGAAAATCCAGAAGTTAGTACAGGAACTTTACTTTCTGTTGATAAAGCAGCAGCAGTAAACGGTTTAAGATTGACTGGTACTGGATATAGTTCTGCAACATTTACTGCAGATGCTTATGTTACTCAAACAATTGCAACTGGTTCAACTGCTGTTGGACGAGTTATAAATTATAATCAAACAACTGGAGTATTAAAATATTGGCAAGACAGATCTGTATCGGGATTTGCTACAGTTGGTACTGCAGAAACTAATCCAAAATATGGATTTAATCTGAATCAATTTACAGCAACACCTGGTAGTGGTGGAAGTAAAGTAATTGTTCCTTCTACAGGGTCAAATTTAGAAATTGACTCGGCCTTCACTGGTATCTCTACCATAATAAATAATAAAACATACTACCTTGGTCAATCATTTACTGCTGGAATAGCGGGTCCTGAAGTTAAAAAACATGCAGGAAACATCATTTATGTCGATAATCGACCAGCAATAACCAGATCAGCCAACCAAAAAGAAGATATTAAAGTTATCTTGCAGTTCTAAAGAATTATGTCACAGCAAACAAATCTAAACGTAGCACCGTATTTTGACGATTTTGATGCTGCAAACGATTATCATAGAGTTTTATTTAAACCTGGCGTTCCAGTACAGGCAAGAGAATTAACGACTCTACAATCAATATTACAGAACCAGATTGAAAAATTTGGTCAACATTTTTTCAAAGAAGGTGCAAAGGTAATACCTGGAAATACGGGATTTTCTCAACGATATAAGTGTGTCCAATTAAATAATGACTATCTTGGAGTCCCTGTAGAAGCATATGCTGATCAATTAGTTGGAACAAAGATAACTGGAGAAAGGTCTGGTGTTACTGCATTTGTTGATAAAATTTTAACATCAGCAGATTCTGAAAGAGGTAATTTAACACTTTATATCAATTATTTAAATTCAAGCACTGCAAATAATTCAACAGAAGAATTTTCTGATGGAGAAAATTTAACATGTAATGCTACAATAACATCAGGTCTTCTTGGTAATACAACAATTGCTGCTGGAACTCCATTTGCACAAACAATATCTACAGATTCAACTGCAACTGGATCTTCATTCCAGATTCAAGATGGTGTTTACTTTGTCAGAGGAAATTTTGTTAATGTAAATCAAGAAACTCTTATATTAGATCAGTATAGTTTTAAACCATCATATAGGGTTGGACTCTTTATTAACGAAGAAATAATAAATGCTGATATAGATGAAAATTTAAATGATAATTCTCAAGGTTTTAATAACTATTCTGCACCAGGTGCTGATAGGTTAAAAATATCAGTTAGTTTATTTAAAAAAGCAACTACCGATTTTGATGATGATAGTTTTGTAGAACTTGCCACTATTGTAAATGGTGTAATAAAAACTCAAAATAAAAGAGGTGTTGGTGGGGGTGGAGCAGGTAAAGAAGATATTAATGACACTCTTGCAAGAAGAACATATGCGGAGTCTGGTGATTATTATGTAAAACCATTTGATTTGACTGTATTAGATTCATTAAATGATGGTCTAGGTAACAAAGGTCTTTTTGAATCTGGTCAATATACTTATGGTGGAGCAACTGCATCTTCTGATTTAGCACTTTACAAGTTCTCTCCAGGTAAAGCATTTGTTCGTGGGTATGAGATTCAAGTTGATAATTCAACATTTTTGGATGTTAAAAAACCAAGAACAACTAAACTGGTTAAAGATCAATCAATAATTTATAATACTGGTCCTACTTTAAAATTAAACAGAACTCTTAGAAATCCAGATGTTGGTATTGGTAATACTTACGTCTTAAGTCTCCGTGACCAAAGAGTTGGTCTTACTTCAGATACAACTGCTGTTGGAAGTGAAATTGGAGTTGCAAGGGTTTATGATTACAGATTAGAATCTGGATCATATGATGCTAATAATGGATCTTTAAATGAATGGAAAGTATCATTATATGATGTTCAAACTTATACTTCTCTTACATTAAATCAAAATGTTACTCTTGCAGTTCCAACTTTTGTTAAAGGTGCTAATAGTGGTGCTACTGGATTCATAAAATCTGCAGTTAGTAGTAGCACTTCAGTAACTTTATATGAAACAACTGGAGACTTTATTAAAAATGAAGCATTATTATTTGATGGTATTGCTAACGGTAGAATAATTACCGCAATAACTCAATATAAATTATCTGATGTAAAATCTGTTTTTGGGTCAAATGACAGACTTACTGGTGGTGATAAATTTAATGCCGATGTTGTTCAGTCTGATAATATTGTTTTTGGAGCAGCAAGAATAGGGCAAGAAAGTAGTAATGCAAGTGTTGTAACTTCTGCAAATCCACTATTTCCTGGAGCAGTATCTGTTGGTAATTTAGTTAAATATACCGATACAAAATCTAGTAATGATCCAATTTTTGGAAGAGTGACTGTTGTTGGAAGCAATAGTATCACTATCGCTGGAGTAACAACTGTTCCTGGAATTGCTAATGGTAAGTTACCTGTCGCAAATTCAGCAGGTGTTCATACTAATGGTTTTCAAGCATCTGATTTTACTTTATTAACCACTGATCTTACAGGTTCTCTTGATAATACATTATATACTCATTTACCAAGAACTTCTATTTCAGAGGTTGATTTAACAGATGCAACATTAACAATTAGAAAAACTTTTACAGTTAATATAACTAACGGACAACTTGATTCTTCTACTACTCCAACTGCAGGAACTAATGAAACATTTTTAGCATTTGATGAAGAAAGATATTCTTTAATAAGATCTGATGGAACTACGGAAGCAGTAAATTCTTCCAATTTTTCATTTGCTGGTGATGGAAAAACATTACAGATTTATGGTCTTGGTAGTAATGATACTGCTGCAACCCTTATTGCTACTTTAAGAAAAGCCAAACCTAAAGCAAAATTAAAGATAAAAGATAGAGTAAAATCAATAATAGTCAATAAGTCCTCAAAAGAGGGATCTGGATTTGGTGCTACCACATTGAATGATGGTTTACTTTATGGAAACTATCCATTTGGAACAAGAGTTCAAGATGAAATTATCTCTTTGAATGTTCCTGATGTAATTGAAATACATGGTATCTTTGAGTCAGAAAATACTGGAGATCCATCTGCACCAGCAATTAATTTAACTTCAATAACCAATCTTACAGGTACAACTTCTGATTTATTAGTTGGTGAAGTAGTAAAAGGTGCTAGAAGTGGTGCAATAGCTATAGTTGCGGAAAAAAATACTTCTGCAAAAATTACTATTCTTTATAAGAATGATTTAAGGTTTAAAGAGGGAGAAGCACTTACTTTTGCCGAATCAAATACTACAGCAGTAGTTTCTACTTTAGAATCAACTAGTTTTGATGTTTCTGCAAATTATACTTATGAAAGTGGTCAAGAACCAACTTTCTATGATTATGGTAGAATAAACAGAAAAGTGGATTCTGAACCTGCAGAGAAAAAATTAATAATATATTTTAAGAGTTGTTCTTACGATTCTAATGATACAGGTGATGTAACTACAGCAAATTCTTATGCTGATTTTGAACGTGGCACGGAGATTGATACTATTGGTGGATTCCGTACAACGGATCTCTTTGATATCAGACCAAGAGTTTCCCCATATTCAGTTGCTGTAGATACACGTTCTCCTCTTGAATTTGATGGTAGAACATTTAATGCTGATGGAAACTCTGCTGCAAATATTTTAGCATCCGATGAAACTATCTTTACTCATTATGCATACTATCAAGGTAGAAAAGATAGAGTTTATTTAACAAAGGATGGTAAATTCCAAGTTAAGTATGGAGATCCTGCAGATAATCCAAAAAAACCTTCTCCTGTTGATGATGCATTAGAAATAGCACAAATTTCATTACCACCATATCTCTATTCTCCTGAACAAGCTTCTGTTCACTTTATGGAACATAAGAGATTTAGAATGACCGATATTAAAGGTCTGGAAAATAGAATAACCAGTCTTGAGTATTATACAGCACTATCTCTTTTAGAAACAAATACTGCCAATTTATTTGTTTCAGATTCTAGTGGATTAAACAGATTTAAGTCAGGATTCTTTGTTGATAACTTTAATGGATTTAAACCTCAAGATGATAAGATAAAAATCAATAATAGTATTGATAGAAAAAATAAAGAATTGAGACCAAGACATTATACCAACTCTGTTGATATGATATATGGTCCAGTTTTAAATGTTGATCCAACTGCTGACCTTAACTTTGCAGCAATTGAAGGTAATAATGTAAGAAAATCTAGTGACATTATTACTTTAGATTACAGTGAAGTAGAATATATTAAACAAGAGTTTGCTACAAGATCAGAAAGTGTAACTCCTTTCTTAATTAGTTTCTGGCAAGGTACTCTTGAAATAACACCTGCATCAGATACTTGGATAGATACAGTTCGATTAGATCCAAAGATTATTCAGGTTGAAGGCGACTATGCATCAACAATGAAAATGTTGGTAGAAACTGAAGGTGTGGATCCACAAACTGGCATGGGACCGAATCTTTGGGGTGCATGGGAAACTACTTGGACTGGTGTTTCTGAAACTAATTGGGAAGAAACAAGTACAACAACATCTGATGGTCCTGAATGGGATGTTGGTGGTTGGCCAAATGGTGATCCTTCAACTAACCCTGCAAAGATATACTTTACAAGAACAACAACCACAACACAGGATCTTTACAAAGAAACTACGAGAGAGGGTACAGCAAGAAGAGAAAGTAATAGAACTATTGTAACTGAATCATTTGATAAAGAATCTCTTGGAGATAAAGTTGTAAGTAGGGATTTAGTTCCTTATATGAGATCAAGGAACATTGAATTTGTTAGTGAAAGAGTTAAACCATTAACACAATTATATGCATTCTTTGATGGACAAAATGTAACCAAGTACTGTGTTCCAAAATTACTAGAAATTGAAATGACAACTGGTTCTTTCCAAGTGGGAGAAACAGTTAAAGGAATTACTATTAATACTGGTAATGGTCAGGAAACAATTTCTGGAGTTAATGGTGAAATAGCATTTAGAGTTGCTCAATCAAATCATAAAAAGGGTGCTTATAATGTTCCGACAAAAACATTTTCAGATAACCCTTATACAAACCAACCATTATCTGGAGTATATTCTTCAACTTCAACAATATTAAATATTGATACATATTCTCTAGCTGATCAAGCAACTGGTGATTTTTATGGTTGGGTAGAAGAAGGAATGGTAATTACTGGACAAAGTTCAGGTGCAGAAGCAAAAGTTACAAGAGTAAGACTTCTATCTGATATATCAGCAGTTTGTATTGGTAGTTTCTATATACCGAATCCAAATGTTGCTACTCATCCAAGATTTGAAACTGGAACCAAATTACTAACTCTAACGGATGAATCAACAAATGATGCTGATGCAGCATCTACAATTTCTGATGAATCATATACTGCTTCTGGTACATTAGAAACAATACAAGAGGAAATTCTTTCTATTAGAAATGCAAGGGTTGAGAAAAAACAAGAATTCCAAGAAAAACATGTTAATGAGTCTTTAGGAACTCAACTTGTTGGTAGTAGAGTTAGTGGTAGTAGTGCGGAAGATATCTATGTTGGATGGTACGATCCTCTTGCACAATCATTCTTAATTGATGAAGCAAGTGGTGTATTCGTTACCAAGTGTGATGTATTCTTCAAGACCAAGGATGATATGGATATTCCTTGTGTATTCCAGATTAGGAGTATGAAGAATGGATTACCAACGCAAAATATTTTACCATTCTCTGAAATTGTAATAGAACCAAATGATATTAATGTTTCTGGTGATGGGTCAGTTGCTACTACTATTGAATTTAAGGCACCTATTTTCCTTGAAGGTAATGGTACTGAATATGCAATTGCTTTAGCATCTAACTCAACCAAATATAGCGTTTTTATATCAAGAATAGGTGAAACTGATCTATTAACTGATACTTATATTTCCAACCAACCATATTTGGGTTCTTTATTCAAGTCTCAAAATGCTTCTACTTGGGAACCAAGTCAGTGGGAAGATCTTAAGTTTACATTATACAGAGCAGACTTTATTAATTCAGGATCTGTAGAATTCTATAGTCCAGAATTAAAAGAAGGAAACGCACAGATTCCTACTTTAATGCCCGATTCTTTAATTTTAAAATCAAGAAGAATTAGAGTTGGTCTTAATACAAATGGGTTAGCAGGAGATATTGTTAATAAAGGATATGAAATCGGTAATACCTTCACTCAAGCTAATACAAATGCTAGTGGTGATTTAGTAGGTGTTGCTGGAACTATTACTTCTGCAACCAATTTAACTATTACTAATGCAGGTATTGGATATACTCCTCTTGATGGTAATGCTATTTTCTATGGCGTAGATTTAGTAACTCTTACAGGTAAAGGAAGTGGTGCGAAAGCAGATATTAAGGTAGTTGATGGTGTTGCGATTGCTGCTACTTGTAGAAATGATGGTGGTCAGGGTTATATGGTCGGTGATGTTGTTGGAGTAACAACTATTGGAACTGGAGATGGTGGTGCTAAAGGCACACAAGTGGCAGGAGTAGGTAGGGATTTAAGATTAACTGTAGCTGCTATAGGAAGTACAAGTACGTTAGTGTTGGATAATGTTCAAGGTGAATGGAAAGCCAATTCATCTGGAATAAATTCTATTTTCTATACTACAAGTGCTGGTATAACAACAGAATTAAATATTGCAAAACCAGCTGGACGTGGTGGTGATATACAGACAAAAAATATTATTGAAGAAACGGATGGTACTCACATTCAAGTGAATCATAAGAATCATGGAATGTACTTTACAGATAACATTGTTAAGATTTCTGGAGTTATGCCAGATTCTAAACCAACAAAACTGACTGCTGCATATGATGCTTCATCAACTGCAAGTATATCTGTTGCTTCTGCTGCTACATTTACAACCTTTGAGGGTGTAGGTGTTGGTACAACAAATACAGGATATCTTCAAATTGGTAATGAAATTATTCAATATAACACAGTTAGTGGAAATACTATTGGAGGTAGTCTTGTTGAAAGAGGACCTAATCCAGTAAGTTATCCTGTTGGAACTCCAGTTTATAAGTATGAACTTGGTGGAGTTAATTTAAAGAGAATTAATAAAACTCACGGATTATCAACTTCTACTGCTTCTGCTCCTGACGGATCTATTACATTTGATTCTTATAATGTTAAATTGGATATGTCAGAGAAGTTCTATAGTGGTAATGATGATAGAAGTGTTGATACTGGAAATGGTAAACTTTATCTTAATCAGACAAAATCCTCTGGTGGAATGAATATCAAGGCAACACAAAATATGCCTTATGAGATAATTACACCTATTGTTCATAACTTAACTGTTGCTGGAACAACGATTAATGCTGAAATGAGATCTATTACAAGTAAGAGTTTGAGTGGTAATGAAATACCATTCATCGATAATGGGTTTGAATCTGTTGTTGTTAATGAAGCAAATTATCTTAACACTGCAAGAATGATTGCATCCAAGGTTAATGAGGATAAGAAATTAGGTCAAATTCCTGGTAACAAATCCATGAATATGAGAATCTTAATGAACACAGTTGATTCTCATGTATCACCAGTTATTGATGGTCAAAGAACATCAATCATCCTTTCATCAAATAGGGTAAATGATGTTATTACAGATTATGCTACTGATGATAGAGTTTCCACTCTTGGTGCTGATCCAACTGCTTGCCAGTATATTTCAAAAGAAATTCAACTAGAAAATTCAGCAACTTCATTAAAACTTCTTTTAAGTGCTCATATCAATAAAGATTCTGATATTAGAGCATTCTATGCTATTAGTAATAATGAAGGATTTAAACCCGTGTTTGTACCATTCCCTGGATTTAATAACTTAAATTCAAGGGGTCAAGTAATTGCTGCTGAAAAGAATGATGGAAGTTCTGATGCATTTATTAAGAAGTCAAATACTTTTGGATTTACTTCTAATGCTATTGAATTTAATGAATATACATTTACCGCAGATGCATTACCTGCATTTAGATCGTACAGAGTTAAATTTGTATTGACTTCTAAAAATCAGGTTTATGTTCCAAGAGTAAAAGAATTGAGAGTTATCGCACTTGCCTGATATGTATAAACTTGAAGGACATTCTGATCTTGCAAGAGATCCTAAAACAAACTCAATACTTAATGTTAATACAACTGACTATGAGCAATACGTTGCTAGACGTTTAGTTAAAAATGAAGAAATTCAAAAATCACAAAATGTTGAACAAGAACTTGCGGATTTAAAAAGTGAAATGAATGAAATCAAATCCCTTCTCAAGGAGTTAGTAAATGGCAACTAAAACAGTAACATTTGATCCTGATTCAGGAGTTCCTTTTGGAGTGAATCTGGTAGTTTATGGTGGTTCCAATTCTGTAACCAACTTAAATGTTGTTGATGTTAATAATAATGATTTTAATTTTTCTGCAGGTATTGGTACCACAGGAGTAACACAGGATTGGTCTGGTAGTGGTCAAATATCCAAGAGTGTTGGTACTGGAGCAAGTTCATATGCAAATGCAACATTTACTGTTGGGTTTACAAGTGCATATGATGGAAAAGTAAAATTATCTTTAGGTTCAACAGCAACTGCAGCACTAGATCAGGGTAGATATATGTTTGATGTTAATGTTGATTCTGGGTCTACAGTATTCAAACTTGTTAACGGAAATGTATATGTCTATTCAGGCATATCTTCTGCACCATAAATATCTGTGGGGTAATATATCTTAAATGGCAAAACCAGCAAGTAAAACTGAATTAAAACAATATTGTTTGAGGCAACTAGGTGCTCCTGTATTGGAGATAAATGTTGCTGATGAACAGATTGATGACTTGATGGATGATGCTCTCCAGTATTTTCAGGAGAGACATTTTGATGGTGTTGAGAGGATGTATTTAAAGCATCAATTGACACAGGATGAAGTTGATAGAGGTCAAGCATCCAATGAAGCTGATAGTACAAATACAGTTGGTATTGTAACCACATCAGCAACGTCTACTAACATATCTGGTTATGGAACAACTGTTACTAATTGGTATGAGAATTCTAATTTTTTACAAGTTCCAGATTCTGTAATTGGAATTGAAAAGGTTTTTAAGTTTGATAGTAGCACAATATCAACTGGAATGTTTAGTATTAAATATCAATTGTTTTTGAATGATTTGTATCAATTCAGTTCTCTTGATCTTTTACAATATGCAATGACAAAAACTTATCTAGAAGATATAGATCGTTTATTAACCACAGACAAACAAATAAGATTTAATCAGAGGCAAGATAGATTATATTTGGATATTGATTGGAGTGCTGAAGATAAAGATAATTGGTTAGTTATTGAATGCTTTAGAATTGTAGATCCAAATTCATTTACTGGAATTTATAATGATTCATTCTTAAAGAGATATTTAACTGCTCTTATTAAAAGACAGTGGGGACAAAATTTAATTAAATTTACTGGAGTAAAATTACCTGGTGGAATTGAATTAAACGGAAGACAAATCTATGATGACGCTCAAGTTGAACTTGATAAGATTCAGGAAATGATGTCCAATACTTATGAACTTCCTCCATTTGATATGATAGGTTAATACTATGGTGCTTAACCCTTATTTTACTCAAGGAACTTCTTCAGAACAAAATCTTGTTCAAGATTTAATCAACGAACAGTTGAGAACATACGGTGTTGAAATATTTTATTTACCAAGAAAGTATGTAGATGAAAAAACTGTTATAAGGGAAGTTGTTCAATCCAAATTTGATCTTGCATTACCTTTAGAGGCATATGTAGATAATTATGATGAGTATTCTGGTGCTGGTAATTTATTAACCAAGTTTGGAATTCAATCTCAAGATGAAGTTAGATTGGTTATTTCAAGAGAAAGATTTGAAAATTATATCTCACCTTTAATAGAAGATCAGGCTAATATTAAACTTTCTACAAGACCCAAGACTGGAGACTTGGTATGGTTTCCACTTGATGATCGTCTTTATGAAATAAAAGATATTGAGTACGCAAAACCATATTATCAGTTACAAGATTTATATACATATGAACTTACTTGTGAACTATTCAGAATTGAGGATGAGGTCATTGCCACTGGTGTTGATGATATTGATGATAATTTAGTTGGTGATGATGTTGGTGATGGTCTGACTGAAGATGGTATCAGTACAATACAAGGAATAACACAGACTCTAACTTTAATTGGTACAGGGTCTACTGCAACTGCAATAACAGGTATTGTAACTTCTGGTGCTATCAGATACATTACCATAGGTGATAGAGGTGGTGGATATTTAACACCTCCAACTGTTGCTATATCTTCTGCACCTTCTGGAGGAACGACTGGTATTGCAACTGTTAGAATGATTGGTGGAATTAATGTATGTAACTTAAATGCAAACCCAAGTGCTCAATCAGTTCAGCATGTTGATTTATCTAATGCTGGTGCTGGATATACTGTAGCACCGAAAATTGCCTTTATCAGTGCTACTGGTACAGGTGCTACTGCTGTAAGTACTATTGGTGATGGAACTATTGGTATAGTTACTGTTTCATCAGGTGGTGGTGGATATACAACATCTCCAACAATCACCTTTACTAATGAAGTATTCAAATCAGGTGTTACTACAGTTTCTGCTGCTGCTACCGCAGTCGTAAGTTCTTCTGGAGAAATTACTGCTATTAATATAACTAACTCTGGTTTAGGATACAGCACTGCACCTACAATTAGTATTTCTGATCCTGGTGCAAGTGGAACTGGTGAATTTGCATTCAATGAGATAATAACTGGTGGTACAAGTGGAACCACTGCAAGAGTAAGAGTTTGGAACTCCAGCACAAATGTTCTAGAGGTTGCTTCTGTTGTTGGTACGTTTGTTACTGGTGAGACTTTAACTGGAGGAACATCAGGTGCTACTCATGTTATAAGACTTATTAGTACTGAACCAGACAATGACGAATATGCAGATAATTTAAATATTGAAAACGAGGCAGATGATATTTTAGACTTCACTGAACGGAATCCATTCGGTATTCCCTAAATAATAGTTAACCCCTATAAAATAAAATGTTTGAGTATTTTTACAACGAGATCTTTAGGAGAACAATCATCTCCTTCGGAACCTTGTTTAATAACATTTCTATTAAGCAAGATGGTGGATCTGTGAAGGTTCCATTGGCATATGGACCTACCCAAAAGTTCTTGGCACGAATTGAGCAATCACCAGATTTAAACAAACCATTTGCCATCACTTTACCAAGGATGTCATTTGAGTTTACGGGTTTAACTTATGATTCTTCAAGAAAAGTTACTACTACTCAACAATTTACTGTAAAGGATCCTAATTCAGAATCCGATACTAAAAAGGCATATATGCCTGTTCCATATAATATGCAATTTGAACTTGCTATTATGTGTAAGTTAAATGATGATG